ACCCAGACGAGTTCTACTCAAAAGCTTACTTAACCGAAGACATCGCGGACAACTACCGCACGCTTCCTGGTATTAAGTCAGCTACTAAATTGGCTAACGTTACTTTCGGCAACCTTTTGGCTGCATCTACTTGTAACTTTACTGCCCCTACTGACAACCTCGACGCAGTAGACATCGACGTTTGTGCGCTTTCAGCTATGTCACAAATTTGTCAGTTCGACTTAGAGCAATCTTTCTTGGCTTTGCAAATGTCACAAGGTTCAAACGGCGACTTTAGCGTACCTTCTTTCATGGCTTACTACTGGAACGAAATGGCAGGCCGTATCGGTAACGACCTCGAGCTTATTCGTTGGCAAGGTGACACAGAAAGCACTGACCCAGTTCTTTCTTTGTGTGACGGCTACCTTAAAAAATTGTGTGCTGACACAGACGTAGTTGGTCTTTACACAGACGCTATTACTTCGTCTAACGTATTGGCTCGCATGACTAGCGTTCTTCAAGCTTCACCAGCGGCGGTTCAATCTAAGCGTGCTGACCTTCGTTTGTTCGTTTCTAGCGACGTATTCGTTAACTACCAAATTGCTGCCGCTTCTGGTAACACCATGACTTACGTTACGGCTCCTTTGGCTCCTACTTTCTTAGGTATCAAAATTGTTCTTGCAGAAGGCGCACCAGTTAACACAATGGTTCTTGCATTGAAAACAGACCTTATTTACGCGTTTGACGCAGAGGGCGACGCTAAAGCATTGAAAGCGGTTAACCTTTCTGATTCAGTTGCTGAGCCTTACATTCGTACACGTGCGAACCTCAAAGCTGGTTTCCACTACACGAACCCTTCACAAATTGTAGTTTACAACGTTTGTTTCGACTAGTCGTTAACCACACTTTAAAATATACGGGGCGGCCATAAAACGCCGCCCTTTTTTATAACCAAAAAAATTAAGAAATCATGGCTTGTGCTACATTACAAGAAATCCTAAAAGGATGCGACAACAATAGCGGGGGTATTTACACGCTATTAATTAACCAACAAGATAACGTAGGTAACCCAACGACTGACACAACTGGTACGAACTGGATTGTTACGGCAATTCCACACACCGAGCCTTTTGTTGCTTTGGAGTTCAAACGTAACACGGGTAACTTTACCGAAGATGGAACTATTGACTTAGTAAACGGGTCTTCTTACGTTACTCAAACTATTAACTTAATGTTTCACCGACGCGACCAAGAAAAGTCTAAGGCTATTAAAATTCTTGGCGCTGGGCAGCAATACTTGACTGCGGTTGTAGGTGACGCAAATGGCAAATTTTGGTATTTCCCATTCTTGCAAGTAACTGCATACGGCGAAGGTTCGGGAACTGCCCGCGCTGACGGCAGTAAGTACAGCTTGGTTTTGACGGCGGAGAACCCAGAGCTCGCATATGAAGTAGACGCGGACATTATCGCTGGTTTATTAGTGTAAATTTTCCTTACCAAACATAGTTAGCCCCCTCATTGTAGGGGGTTTTCTGTTTGAACAAGTCTCAAACGAATTTTAATATTGTTATGATTTACATTGAAAAAGGCGAAATAAACACGTTTGCACTTACTTTAAGCGAAGTAACGACGTTAGTAGACCCTTTTTATTTATTCGTCTTTGAGGGCGAATTTAACACGGCAACCGAACCCGTTTTGTGGTCGGGTGTTGACACGTCAAACTTTCCGACTAGATACAACCTTTTCACTTTAGAAGAAGGTGTAGACCTCGAACTAACGCGCGGTCAATACACGTACTCAGTTTACGAAAGCGACGAAGAAATAATAGTAGACGAAAACACGAATACAAACGGACTTAATTTAATAGAAGAAGGGCGCTTAGTTGTTGCGGGCGGTTCTATTTCTAGCATATACGACTAATAAAATGGGAATTTTCGATAGATTCAAACAACAAAAACCCGAAGTAATAGAAGGCTATCAAAGCTTTTCAACACCTTTCGGTAAAATCGGACGCGGTGACTTGTCGTTGCCTTACGTTAATGGACGTTACCAGGTGGCAGGCTATGTGCCGTTTGGATCAGACAACCTATTTCCCGAAACTTTAAACCAACTTTATTACACGTCGCCTTTACACGGGGCTATTGTAGACTTTAAAGTAAACGCAGCTATTGGCGCGGGTTACGAACTAAAAACGGACAAGCTTACACCGCAAGAACTCCTAGACATTTACACTTGGGAAAAGAAAATGCGCCTAGCCAAGTCGGTTAAAGCCGTTACAAAACAACTAGTAATGCACAACCGCGTCTACTTTAAGTTGCATTTTGACGACAAAAACAAGCTACACAGAATAGAAAACGTAAGCCCTGAAAAAGTCCGTATAAACAACACTAAAACTTGTTACTATTTGTGCGACGACTGGGCTAGCCGTATCGACGTAGAACAAGTAAAACCATACCACCCGCTTAACACGGACAGATGCCAGCTTTATAGCTACGAATTACCTAGCATTGGACAAGATTATTACTCATTACCGCAGTATTCAAGTGCTTTAAATTTCGCCTTTTTGAGCGGCGAACTTTCGTACTTCGCAAAGTCGAACATTCAAAATAGTATTTTCCCAGCTTTCGCAATGATGTTTCCTAAGAGACCGCAAAGCGAAGAAGAAAAGAAAGTATTACGTGACACAATCGACCGAATGAAAGGCGCGGCAAACGCTGGTAAAGGTGTGGCCTTCTTTGCAAACTCAGCCGACCAACTACCTAAAATTGAAAGTATACCAACCAACCAAAATGACAAACTTTTTCAAGAAGCTAGCACGCTTAACACCGAGCAAATTTGTTTTGCCCATACAATCGACCCTATTTTAATGGGTGTGCGCACAACGGGTAGTTTAGGCGGTGGCGCTGACATTAAACAAGCTTACGTAATCTTTGAAAAAAACGTAGTTATTCCGTTGCGCGAAATGGTTACCGAAATATTCACGGAACTATTAAACATTTCTAGGCTCAAAGCTGACTTTACAATTAAGAATTTCCAAATAATTAACGACGCTATTGTGGAACGTGACGAAAAAACGTCTTACATTATCGACTCATTGAACGCCTTAGAAGCTAGTCTAGCGCAAAAGGTACTCGAACAAATGACACCGAACGAAATTAGAGCCTTAGCTGGCTTACCACCTTTAGAAATTCCCGCGCAATGATTTACTTCATAACTGAAACCTACCTAAAAACGAACACGCCTATTACGGCAAACGTAGACGTAACAGACGTAACACCATACATTGCTACGCAGTCGGACTTAAGAGTACAACCAATTCTAGGTACAACGTTTTATAAGTACATGTTAAACGCGTACAATACGCAGACTTTGACAAACGACGAAGAGACGCTAGTAGAATTTATTCAACCCGTTGTGGCTTGGCGTAGTGCTGAAGATGCTGTTTTTGGGCTTTCTTACCAACTTAAAAACAAAGGTATTCAAACGCAATTTGGCGACTATTCGGGCAGCGTTTCACGTGCTGAGGTTGCCTTTTCAATGGAGCATTACGCACAAAAAGCCAGCTTCTACGAACAACGTTTAATTAGATACCTGCTAGCTAACAAAAATTTGTACCCGCAATTCACTAGCCAAACAAATAAAGACACGGACTTGCGCCCACAGATTGATGCGTGCGACTGCGTAGGTACATGCTGGGGACGTTGCGGACAACGTTACAATGACAACGGGTATAACAACGCTATAATGGTATTCTAGTGACTGAGTTTGTAACCATAGTAAAAAAGTACGGCGTTACGGGTGTGTTATGCCTTTGGTTATGGCACACGGACAACCGACTTAACAAGGTCGAGACGGCCCTTTACGACTGCTACAAAACTCAAAGCTTTAGACAAGCCACCAAAACACGAATAGACTTACCCGTTCAATTACTTGCAGTCTTACCAAATGATAAAAAAACTTATAAACGAAACCCTAAGGCCTAGCGGCAAATGGTCTATTAAAAGACTATCCGCGTTTACGTCGTTTTGGATCGCGGTTCTTTACGGCTTTGCGCCTTTGGTTACTGAGTTTAAAGTGCATGAATTTGTTTTTATTGGATTGCTTACTTATTCGGCTACGTCGTTAGGTCTAAGCGTATGGAATAAGAAAATAAAAGCACCCCACTCGACTGCCCAGGAATACTGAACACCGAGAACCCCCCGTCGATAAAGTTGGCGGGGTTTATTACTTAATGTTGGTGAAAAACACTTAATAATGATAACAACAGCACAAGCCTTAGCGAAATACGGACAACCTAATGAACGAGGTACGTATTTAATTACTATTAATTTGCCTTACCCTATGCGCATAGCATGGGACTTAGACATGAAAGTGACAAAGATGCGTTGCCACAAATTGGTTGCAAATGCGTTTTTAAGCGTGTTTAACGAACTTTTAGAAGTCTATGGGTATGAACGTTTGGTCGAACTAGGAATAGACCTTTTCGGGGGTTGTTTTGCATTTAGAAAAATGCGCGGTGGTTCTTCATGGTCTCGTCACGCTTGGGGTATTGCAATAGATTTAGACCCCGCACGTAACACATTAAAAGAAACTTCGAAAACTGCGCGCTTTGCACGTCCAGAATATGCGCAAATGATTGACATTTTTTATAAACACGGGTTTGTTTCACTAGGTAAAGAAAAAAATTATGATTGGATGCACTTTGAAATCGCCAAGTAGGCTCATTTTGTC